GGGTAGATGATTGTCAGAGGCGACGGCTTGCCGCGTTCAGCGCAATCAAAAACAATCGAATACTGTAGACGAAACGAGCTACAACACGCTGTAGGCGGTTGATCACGTTACTGGTTTGATACCAGATTGGTGATTGCCCGCCTTGTTTCGTTTTTGACTGAAACATTGTTTCAAGGCGCCAGAGGGCGTTTTTGGAGTGAACATTATGACACTGAAAGAGCTGCAAGACAAGCGAGCTACCATCCATGCTTCGATGGAGAGCATCCTTGCGAAAGCGGACGCGAACGAAACGCCGGGCGTATTGACCGATGAGCAGGACGCCGAATATAACGCATTGGATGCCCAATTCGACGCCACCGAAACAGCCATCAAGCGGATGGAAGCCTTGGCAAACAAAAAGCGAACGATGGCCGCCGTAGTTGACCACAACGCCGGTATGGTGATTCCTGGCGAGACTCTCGACGAGGACGAGCTTGATTATTCGGCTATGACTCCGGATGACATTGTGAGCAACGGGCCGGTAATCGCCAAGCTGCCAGATCGCGGCTTCAAGGGTATCGGTGAGTTTGCCACGTTGGTCTATGAGGCCAAGGGTGCGGTTCCGATGGATCCCCGTTTCCAGATGTTGGCAGCGATTACGGGCATGAATCAATCCACCGGCTCCGATGGTGGCTTCACGGTTCCGCCTGCATTCTCAACCGCAATCTGGGACGGTTTGAACACTGGTGCTGATTCGTTGATGTCGATGACTGATAACTACACCGTCGAGGGCGACAGCCTGACCTTCAACGCCAACGCCGAAACGAGCCGGGCGACCGGAAGCCGTTATGGTGGTGTGCGGGCGTATTGGGTGGCCGAGGCGATTGCTCCGACCGTTTCCAAAGTCAAATTCCGTCAGTTGAAGCTCGAACCGCATGAAATCGCTTGCTTGGTCCCGATGACTAATAAACTGCTTAGGAATTCGCAGGTGGCGATTGAGCAGTATGTTGAGCGGGCTTGCATCGAGGAGATGAATTTCATCATCGGCGATTCAATCGTCAATGGTGACGGTGCAGGTAAGCCGACTGGGTTTGTTGGTGCGTCTGGTACGGTTAGCGTGGCGAAGGAAGCTGGGCAGGCTGCTGCAACCATCGAGAAGGAAAACATTGATAAGATGTGGTCGCGAAATCACGCGCGGGCCAGAAGCGGCGCTGTTTGGTTCATTAATCAGGATTGCGAACCCGCACTTGAAAAGCTTTCCGCTGTGGTTGGTACGGGCGGCGTTCCGGTTTATCTGCCTGCTGGCGGCGTTACCGACACCCCCAATGCACGGCTCAAGGGTCGGCCAGTCATGCCGATTGAGTATTGTGCAACGTTGGGAACGGTTGGCGATATCGCCCTGGCGAACCTCAATTACTACGCAATGGGTACACAAGGCACGACCGAAACGGCGATTTCGATGCACTTCCGCTTCGATGTGGCTGAGACGATGTTGCGCGTGAGTTGGGCCGTGGATGGCCAACCTTGGTTGGCTTCGGCGTTGACCCCATTTAAGGGCAGCAACACGCTTTCCCCGATGGTCACTTTGGCAACCCGCGCGTAAGCGATAACTGAAAAGAACCCCAATTCATAAGGATGAATTCAATGGGAAAACTGATTGAACAAGTTCAAATCATTGACATGCTTGCAGCAGGTCCGCTTGATTTGGATACAGACAGAACGCTCGACTATGTGAGCGTCAAAAATTATCGGCGTGGCCTGATGGTTCTTTCGACTAGCGCCGGTACGGCTGGCGATGATTGGAATTGGACCATCAAACAGGCGACCGCTGTTGCCGGTACTTCTGTCAAGGATGCTGATATCGTTGACGAGATTTGGACCAAACAGGCAGCAACGAATCTTACCGCCACGGCGACGTGGACGCGGACAACCCAGACTGCGGATGCGTTGATTTCAGGCGATGCTACTTCCGCTGAGGAAGTTTCGCTGACGGTGATTGATTTGGATTTCAGCCGCTTGGATACGAACAACGGCTTCGATGTGATTGGCGGCACTATTACGCTTGATGCCTCCGGCGGCGCTCAGTACGGATCGTGTATCTTGGTTCTGTACGATCCCCGATACCCGCAATCCGCTCCGCTTGGTGCGATTGCTGACTAATTGAATAACTCCCCGGCGCGCCTGCCACACTCGGGCGCGTCGGGTGTTAGATAACCTCAGAATAAGGAACCTGAGACATGGCACGATCAGCTTTATTTTATAAGAATCAATTGGGCGGATTTTCAACCGTTGAGGATATGAGCCGGTCCACCGGCAATCGTTGGTATGTTGACAGCGGACACGCTTCGGCAAGTGACACGGCTGGCTTCGGCTATACGCCGGATGCACCAGCCGCCACGATTGACTATCTGATTGCGGGCTGTACCGCCAACAACGGCGATATCATCTACGCTATGCCGGGCCACGCTGATACCGTATCGGCTGCGGCTGGCTTGGCGATTGACAAAGCGGGCATTTCGATTGTCGGGATTGGGCGCGGTACGGCACAGCCAACGATTACCCTGGACACCGCGAACACTGCCACCATTGCCATCACGGCAGCTAATACCACGTTTGAGAACATCCATTTCGTTGCCAACTTCTTAGATATCGCTACGGCGATCACATTGGTAACGGCACCAGATACCACGTTCTCGAATTGCCGGTTCACTGATACTTCGGCAATTCTCAATGCGAAGATTTGGATCAATGAGGAGGCAGCGGCCACGTCGGGCCGGTTGACGGTCGAGGGTTGCAAGGCGAAGGCTTACGGCACCGCCAACACCCACTTCATCAACTTCGCCGGTACGGGCGACGGCCACACCGTCAAGGGTAACGTTTTGATGGGTGATTGGGCGACGATGTGCATTGGCGGGGCTGGCGTGATTACAGACGCTCTGATTGATGACAATCGAATTTTGAATATTGTCGCTACCGCTGACACTTGCATCAATGTTGCCGCAACCGCCGAGGGCATTATTTCCAACAACCGTTGCTGCGGTGGACATGCCACCGATGGTATTGTTTGTGGTGACATGGGTTCACTTGAGAATTATTACGTTGACCAAGACACCGACCTCTCAGGTGTGATTGAACCAGCAATTGTGTAAGGCGGTGAACCATGAGCGGATTACTTGCTGATTCAATGGTGGCTATTGAGATCACCACCGATGCGGCTGGCGACTTTACTGGGTATTCCCCGGTGGTCAAAGGCAAGATTGTTGCGGCCATTCGATTCGTAAATACGGATTTGGCGGCTACGTTGGATTTGACGATTACCGAGGAAAAAGATGGTAAGCAAATCCTGACCCAAGCCAACCAAAACGGCTCTGCAACGTGGTATCCAACACCAGTAACAAACGATCCGACTGATGGCAGCGCCCTGACTACGGTTGGTGTTGTGACGGTCGGACACAGTAGAATCAAGTTGGTGGCTGCGCAAGGTGGCGATACTAAGACCGGAATTGTTTACTTTGATTTGAAGTAGGTAGATCATGGTTGACTATCGAATTGAAGAATCAACGGCACCGGCTACGGCGGTGGTGACCACGGCTGAAGCTAAGTCTCAGACGGTGGTTAATCATGCCACCGATGATACGTTGATAGATTTTTTGATTGAAGCAGCCACCAAAGAGGTTCAAGTGTTAGCCGGGCGGCAGTTTGTTGATGCAACTTTCAAGATGTATCTCAATGAATTCCCGTCTGGAGACTCGATTCGGATTCCCCGCTCCCCGCTGGATTCAGTGACTTCAATCACCTATGTAGATGCTGATGGCGCAACACAAACACTCAGCACCGATGATTACGATGTGGACACCAAAGGGAAGCGGGGTTCAATCCGATTGGCTGACGGGTCGAGTTGGCCCACCACGAAATATACCCTGAACGCGGTGACGATTGAGTTTGTGGCCGGTTACGGTTCGGCGGCTGATGTGCCGAACCATCACAAGCAAGCGATTCTGATAGCGGTTACGGACCTGTACGAGAACCGGGGCGACGGGCAGGACAAAGTAGACGCTCAAACGGTGCGCGATACCGTCGAGAGGCTGGTATCGGCTGATAGTGTATTGGATGTGGCATAATGCGGGCTGGCCGATTACACCGACCCATCACGATTCAGCAGGAGGTGGAAACGGTTGATTCGTTTGGCGAACCAATCGAGACATGGACCACGTTCGCCACTACACGCGGTTCAGTTGACCCCTTGCTTGGTCGTGAGTTGCTGGAATCGCAGCAGGTGAAGGGGATTCATACCCATCGGGTGAGGCTGCGGTACATCCCGAATATGTCGGTGAAGATGCGTTTGAAGTTGACATCGGACGATGACCGAATTTTGCATATCAATTCGATTTCTGATGTGGCGACGGGTGGCCGTGAGCTGGTGTTGATGTGTAGTGAGAAGGTGGCGTAATGGCTGGTGCAGCGATTGATTTAACGGGCGACAAAAAGCTATTGCGCCAACTCCAAGCGATGGGGAAGGCGGCGGGTGGTAAAGCTATCCGCGATTCGAGCCGTGGGTCATTGAAGATTATGCACGCCGACGCGAAACGACGTGCGCCGGTTGATACCGGGACACTCAGAAAGAATATCAAGCTGCGATCAGGTAAGCGAAGCCGCAGCAGGTTTCAACACTACATTGCTTGGTCGAATCGAGATAAGTTTGGGATCAACCCGGACGCTAAAGGGTTCTACCCAGCGGTGCAAGAATACGGGTCGGAACACGTTACGGCTCAATCGCACATTAGAGCGGCGCGAATTGCCAAGGGTGTGCAGGTCGAGACGCGGCATGTCCGTAGACTGAAAACGATTGTATTGAAGGCGGCGCGTACCACATGACCACCATTGAAGAGGCCATCACGGATCGACTCAAGAGCAACGGCGATGTAGCCAACATCGTCGGAGCCAAGGTCTATCCCGACTTCGCGCCCGAAAGCGCCGAGCCGCCATATGTGGTTTATGACCTGTCGGAGTCCGAACAGGCGGCGAGCTTTGACGGCTTGCATAACTTCGTTGATTCGGAGTTCGATTTCTTTTGTATTGGCACGACCTACGCGCAGACGCTGGCATTGGCGAAAGCGGTTGATTTGGCTTTGACTGATTGGCGCGACTTGGGCAACGATCCACCCATTCACGGTTCCACCACTTCGGCTATCCGAGCTGGTGCGGTGGCTGCGCCGGGCGATGGGGAGCGGCGGACGTATCGCCGCGACGTAACTGTAATGTTCACGCATGGGGTCGAAGAATTAGCGACTCCGAGCAATACCTGATAGGGGCTGACTATGGCTGTTCTGAACTTTCAAGGCTTGACGCTTAAGCGGGTGGCGACTGCGGTAGGCCAGATTACGGCGCTGGATCGTTCCGGGCTGGAAGCCGAGTTGATGGAAACGACCGACCTATCGACCACCGGCGGCAAAACGTATAAGTGGAATGGTTTGATTGAGTCCGGTTCGGTTTCAGGCACGTTGCTATTCGATCCTGACTTGGTAACGCAAACTGTTTTTGAAACTGATTTGTACGCCGGGACTGAATCATCGTGGGTCATTACCTACACCGACGGCACGCCGGAAACCGACACCTTCCAAGCCATTGTCACCAAGTTCGATATTACCGGCTCGTTGGGCGAAAAGATCGAGGCCACGTTTGAACTGAAAATCACTGGCGATATCACCAGAGCGTAAGGAAAATAGGTTATGGCTGTTATTGATTCACAAGGGTTTATCCTGAAAAAGGCTGCCGCCACTATCGGCCAAATCGTTTCCTTAGACCGTTCCGGGCTGGAAGCGGGCATGGTGGAAACCACCGACAACGCATCTGCGGCGGGGATGCGAACCTACCAATGGAGCGGCCTGACGGAGCCGGGTTCGGTTTCCGGCACGTTGCTATACGACCCCGACACGGCTGATATTGTGGCGTTGGAAACTGACTTAAAAGCCGGAACGTCGGCTTCATACTCAATTACTTACCCAGATGCGGCAGCGGTGGCGGTTGACACCTTTACCGCTACGCCGGTGAAGTTCGATATTACCGGCTCGGTTGGTTCACGAGTGGAAGCTACGTTTGAGTTGAAGATTAGCGGTGCGATTACACGTTCATAAGAGAACCACCATAGACGAAGGGATTAGCAATGGTGTTTGACAAAAAGACGATTCTGGAGGCGGACGATTTAGATATTCGAGAAGTTGCCATCGCTGTCAAGGGCTGGCCCACCCAGCTGTGGGTCCGCACCTTGACTGGTGCAGAGCGTGACGCGTGGGAGGCTGGTATCGTTCAGCCGGGGCCGGGTGAAGCCAAGAATTACAATATGCGGAATATCCGGGCGCGGTTCGCGGCGCTGGTGACCTGTGATGAGTCCGGCCTGCGAATCTTCGACGATGGCGACGTGGCCGCGTTGGGCCAGAAGAGCGCGCAAGCGTTGGACTTGCTATTCGACGCCGGCCAGAAGCTCAACGGTATCCGAGATGAAGACATTGAGGAATTAGCGGGAAACTCCGAAGCAACCCCCGACGGCTGTTCTACATGAGATTAGCGTTGTCGATGGGTTGCAGTGTCCGAGAATTATTCGAACGGTTCGGTGATGAGTTGAAATGGTGGATAGCGTATGACCGAGTGGAGCCGATTGGCGAGATACGCGGAGATTTCAGGGTAGGCCAATTGTGCGCAATGGTGGCGGCGGTTGGTTCGTCCGGTAAATCAAGAATAAGCCCCAGTGATTACATGCCATTTCTTCACCAGAGCGAGCGGCCAATACAACGTCAATCAGATCAAGAGATGATTGCGATTTTGAGACAGAAAGGGATTGGGGTATCTAAATAATGGCTAACCTTGCTTCCTTAGTCGTGAGTCTCACCACCAAAACGGAGCCATTCCGTAAGGGGATGAAGCGGTCGGAGACGACGTTGCAGAAATTCCGCGCATCGGTGAAGCGGTCGGCGGTTACTTTGACCGCGTTGGGTGCGGCGGCGGGTGCGGCTGCTCTGACGATTGCTACGAAGTTGACCAAAGCGGGGCTGATGAATGTTGATGCTACTACGAAGATGGCCGACCGGCTGGGGCTGACTACGGAAGCATTGGTAGCATTGCAATTTGCCGCCAAGACAACCGCCGGCGTGAATGAGGCAACGCTGAATATGGCTTTGCAGCGGATGACGCGGCGATTGGCCGAGGCGGCGATGGGGACGGGCGAAGCGGTCAAGGCGTTGCAGGAATTAGGGCTGAGCGCCCAAGACTTGTCCGCAATGTCACCAGATGAGCAATTCAAAACGATTGCCGATGCGATGGCAAAGGTTCCCAGCCAAGCCGATAAGGTACGACTGAGTTTCAAGTTGTTCGACTCCGAGGGTGTGGCGTTGGTGAACACGTTGCGGCTCGGTAGTGCTGGGCTGGACGCCGTACGGCAACGTGCGGACGAGCTTGGTTTGACGTTTGATAATTTGAGCGGCCAGAGTGTAGAGCAAGCCAATAACTCATTAGCTGAGCTTCAAGGGCTGGTGGTGGGTTTGGGTAATCAGATGGCGATCACACTAGCGCCGATAATAACGGACCTGGCAAATAAGACGATTGATTGGGTGACGGCAAGCGGAGGCATTAGCGCCGTTATCACGCCAGCCTTTGAAAAATTGCTTAGTTTGACTGATAGGTTTGTCCAGTTCGGTAACATCATACGCGGCGTGTTCAACGTGATTCAGGGCGTCGGTGGCGTGTTGTTAACCGTGCTTTCCGGGATCGTGGAGGGCGTGGCGTTTCTTGGTAATGTGGTGGGGATTGTTTCTGATGAAACATTGCAGACGTTATACAACTTGACGAACGAATTAGCCAAGGGGGTGGCCGAAGATTTCAAGGAAGCGGGCGAGGCGTTCACGACTGGATTTTTGGATGATACAAAGGCAACGGAATTCTTCGGTGGG